TATTTAATGGTAGTTTCTGTCATTGTTTTTTATTTAAATATTTAAACATATTCTTTATAGAAGATTCTTTTTACATCTTTTGATGTAAAAAGATATAACACCTTCATGTTATTTCTTTTTCATGCCATCAAACGCTTCGCGTTTGATGGTGGCCCCCTCCAGGTACGGCGGCAACCAAATCATAGAAAATGTGAAGTCGCTCCGCGACCGCCATCAGACGCTTCGCGTTTGATGATAATTTTATTAACTATTAATAATAACCACACCCTGCTAAATTTTTATAATAATTTGTATTATATCCAATCAATTCCATTTGATCTCTACGTTGTTGTTCTGCTTGCTCCTGCATACTTTTTTCATAAGAGTAAAGCCCACAACCACTGTTTGGTTTTACATTTGCTCTAAATTGTAAACCAAAATTACCTGTAATATTATTAACAGCATATAAGTCTGCCCCGGCTTGAATTTGATCAGATTTAACAGAGGGTCCATAGCCGTATAAATCCCCTGTAATACCACTGCTTGATAAATTAACATATTCAATATATTGAGGGCGTTGATAATTCTCGACCATGACACGGTCTTCTGCAGAATTACAGCCCATATTTTTTGTCATAAAACTGTCTGCGCAAACAGGTCTTCCAGTTGAATCGTACCCGTTCCAAATCGGGCAGACCATATTACTGGGATTTAAAAATCGGTCAGAATATAACTTTTCAGCATATCCAGTATTAACTTGACATCCACGAACAGAAGATTCAAGACTTGTATATCCAGCCATGTTTCAGTATTTTTTGTTAGGAGATATTTTAAATAGAAAATAACTAAATAATTATTCCTTTAAAATATAGGAGTAAATTTCCATTGAAGACGATAGAACAAGTTTTGACAAATATCATCGTGAAATTTCTTTCTATCTATTGTTTTAAGAATAGTAAAATGTTCAAGTTTGCATTGGTGATTATGCCGCCGTAATAATTGATAAAGAAGATAGGACGAGTTTAAGAAATTTTTTCTATGAATTTTTTCTTTATCTTTTCCATAGATTTCATCATATAATTCAATTAATGTTTTAAAATCCATAAGAAGCTGGGTTTCCAAATGAGTTATATCATCGACTCGTTTGTTAGTTAACAAATAATAAATAAGGTTTGCATTTTCATAATGTTTGGAATATTTTAAATCTTTAAGAAACATTAAAATATGAGCTCTTGTAATTTTAGAATATCGCACCGGATCAGGTCTTGCCGGAGGTTGGGGGTTATTATGGTCCTGAATTACAATAATCCTGTTCATTATAAATTTTTCATCTAAATCAAGAAAAACCTCTTCCGGAATTTTACAATTTTGTTTTCCCTGATACTGTTTAATGCAATCATTAAAATGTAATACGCGATTGTATACAAATCTATTGATGATATTAACTCTCCCATAATCTTTATAAGTTACCCCTATCTCAAGATATCTCTTTTGTGTTGCGCAAAACATACATATTTTATTGTTATTGTCGTCTATTTCAAAAGTCTCTTCGTTATCATTTCCACATGTCTTACATTCGTTGTAGATTTTATCATTTGTAACTACTGGAATTTCGATATCTCCCCATCCTTTGGATTTTTGTATTTGTCTGTATAAGTCTAATAATTGAAAAGTTAAAACGGACTTTCTTGCCAAAACTTTTTCATTGTCTCCGTTCTCACTTAGAGGGTTAGAAACGATTGATGAATATTCATCAATCAATTCATGAGTTTTAGTATAAAACTCAATTTTATCATGTATTTTTTCTTGAACATATTTTAAACGCAATGTTTGCAATTCATTAATTGTTTCTGGTAATAAAGTTTGTTGATTTAAAACTCTATCAATTAATAAAATTTTATCGTTATTGGTTTCTATTTCATTTGTTAACCGGGCTAAAATGGTTGCATTTAATGATAATATATTAATTGCCATCTTTTTGGATTTTACAACGAGCACTTTATCTCATTTAATGCTTTCTTAAAAGTCTATATTGACAAATAAAACCTATAACGATTAACTAATTAAACTTTTAAACAACTCTTTTTCCAAACGGTGGCCGCGAAGCGGCCACCATCAGACGCTTCGCGTCTGATGGTAACAGTTATTACTTATTGGTATAATCTAAAAAACAGAAATCAGTTTCATCACCCTAATGGTGATGAACCTATTTTAAAAATCATGATCAATATGGTTAAATTTTAAAGGTGCTTGTGAAAAATGATCTTAATTCGAACACATTTTTATAATACATTATTAATTGAATTAAGTTTACAAATTTCAGTTGTAATATATTGTATTACTTTTTTATCGATTTGAAATAAAGATTGTCCAAGCAAACCAGAAGGCTCAGCAGAATAAAAAATTTTATTGTATTTATATGTCTGTATTAATTTTTTAATAACTTCTATTGCATCGTCAATTAATTTTTTGGTACTAGGATTTAATTCTTGAAATCCTTTATACCTTAAACTACCAGTAGGTATTCCAGCAGAACGAGGAATTATAATATTAGGATTGTTAATATTATATTTCCTGATTGCAGCATTTCCTTTACCGTTTTTATAAGAATGTTTTGATTCAATATTATCATTAAAAATAAATAAAGAATCGATATATTCATGTCTGTTGATCATCCAGACAAAATCGCCATATTTTCCAGGCCCTTGATATATAACTGGTATAATTATCATTTTTGATTAATATCGTTGTTTATTCTTATTCTAAAATCATATTTTAAAAGAATTTATGAATGTTTACTTAGAATACTTTCAGGTATACAATACATTTCGTAATCTTTATCACGCTGTATTTAAACTCTAAGGTAATTTGGAAAAAAGAGATTTTCCAAATGGCGGGGCCGAAGGCGGTACAATCGCCTTCTTAAAAACAAAAGTTAAAACGTTCTATACAGCCAATCACTTAGCGCCTGGTTGTGGTCGAAGACCCGTTGGGCCCAGGTACGGAGCGGCCACCATCTTTCGTGGGCAAAAGGTCATCGCTTTTCATTTTGATCATAGACCCAGAAATTTATGTTAAAAATATTCCACAACCAATGGGTTGTGGAAATCATTTACGATTTTTTTAATAGTTCCATCTCAATGAGAAGATGTTCTATAAAAGAACTATGAATTTTCACAATGTTTAAAAATTTGTCGCACGAAATACACCCTTCTTTTTCTTCCAATTCTGCCCACTACTCGTCTTTGATGGGGTGCGAAGCGCCGAAACGGAAGTAATCGCGCTTCTTTTTGATCCATAATTCATACACTATATTACACAATTATGTAAACTTTTGTCTATAAAACCCGTTTAATAACAACCTCGAAAAATCAAGGCAAAGTCAAAATTTGAATTTTTAGACTTTCTAAACATGTCTAAAAAATAAACAAGATGGTTGATACTTCCTCAAACGTTTTTGATCTTTTGGATTATTACGATGAAGACACTACCACACTGGTTATTAATTACGACAAAGGTGTGATTGATGGAAAATCTTTGTTACAATTACCAGATACGGTTACAATAATAAAGATTATAAACGCAGAACTTGTAGATCTTCCAGACGAAATTGGGTATTTAAGCGAATTGAGAATTCTTAAAATTACAGGAAGTCGATTAACAAAATTGCCTGAATCAATAGGTGATTTGTCTCAACTTCATACTCTCGTGTTATCTGATAATCAAATTACTGAAATACCTACATCTATTGGCAATCTGACTCAACTTGCGAGTCTTCATCTAGATCACAACTTATTATCAACTTTGCCTTCTTCAATTCAAAACCTAACCAACCTTGAACTTTTGTCGTTAAAAGCGAATCAGTTTACTGAAGTGCCCAAGTGTATAGAAAATTTAACCAATATAACATCCTTAGATTTAACTTATAATAAATTAAACGCGTTTCCTAAAACAATATGTAATTATCAACACTTACACACTTTACTTTTGGGAGACAATCCGTTAACTAAAGTTTCTAAAAAACTGGGAAATATGAACAGCCTTAAACATCTTGATTTAGGCAACTGTTCATTAACATGGTTGCCAAAAGAATTGGGAAATCTTTCTAATCTTCAAACTTTTTGGGTAGTTAAAAACCAGATAACGTTTGTTCCTAAAAGTTTTGAAAAGTTGAAGCAGCTACAAATGTTCAAAATTGTGCGTGGAAACTCTCTTATTGAAAGAGGAACAGAAGATACTCTTGGTTTACAAGAACTAAAAGAAATATTTGGTTCTTATAAATTGTAAAAAGTTATTAAATTATTCAAAACAATTTTTATTGTTTTGAATGCAATTTTTCTTAGAATTTTCTTTGTTTGTTTTCTTCGTTTGTTAAAATATGATTTTCCAAATTTTTAGGCATATGAAACATTTTAATACAAACAATGTATCAACCAACCTCTTTAAAACAAGAATGTGATAATCAAAAATATAATTGTTGTAAAATTGTGAAAAAAATTTATTCATTAATGGAGAAACCTTGGGTTCCTCAGCTTTTAAAATATAAAACGGAACCTCCTAAAGAAAATATAATTCCACAAAATGTTCAAGAATTTTTAATCAAGAAAAAGGACAATCCGCAATACATTAGGACTGCGATAAAATATGAACATACCTCTTGTTTATACGAATTGTTAAGATTTGATTTCGATACATATTTAGCTTTAAAAACCACTATCAGGTTTGACAGATTTTATTTAATAGACCTTTTTTTAATGAAATCTGAATACTTTCTTTTGCAAAACGGCGAAAGACGATGGGCTACAGCATTAAATTACATTACTGTTGTTCCGTCGCTTGAACAGTTTTCAATGCTAGACGACGATCGTCATGACGAGACAGTTAAAATAGGTTTTGCCGATGACGAAAAAAGAGAACAACAAGATATAGATGGTATTGATCGAGGAGCCGCTTTACACGAATTAACGTATGCTGTATTATGCGGGTCTCATAAAACCTTGTCTGTTTTATTAGCTTCTTATCAACGGGCTGATAAAGAATATGAAGAAGCGTGTTATAAAGATGAAGAAAACCCTCTTCATTTATCGATCATAAAAGGAGATTTATATTCAGCCAAAATGCTTTATGATAAAAACTGTCCATCTTATAAACGGTTTTTTGATAAATATATAGAAACGTGTTCAACAGAGCAAAAAGAACAAATAGAATCTTTTATCGTACAGTTAGAATTAAACAAAGACCCTCGTTTTATACTGAATAAAAGTTTGTTAAAATGAAGATACCAACCACCAGACACTTCGCGTTTGATGGTACCAACAGGCGCGAAGCGCCTGTTGCCGCCGCCGAAGGCGGTAGCCGCGAAGCGGCCGCTGACAGGAGCAAAGACCCCTGTCGGGAGGACTAATTTTGAAATTTCCAAAACGTTTTTGTTTTGGAAATTAATATTAATATATTAACCCTTTATTATCGTGAAAAATCATTCACGATGACGAACCAAAGGATTTTGTCCATGATAACAGTTAATCTAAATCAATTACTTTATCAAAAATTCCTGTTGTTGTTTGATGAGCCACCATTATAATATTTCCTTTAAAAATGTTTTTAATAACATGAACCACGTGATTGCTCGTTTCTTGATCTAATGAAGCAGTCCCTTCGTCTATTATTAACAATTTTGAGTTGTTTATTTCGGCAATTGCCATTGTAAAAGCAATAACCACTCTTGCATATTCACCCCCGCTTAAGCTATTTAAATCTGTTTTGTTCCCTCCTTGCAAAACTTCTACAACAATTTTATTATTGTTGCATACAAGCGTTACAACAACATCGTCTAAAAATTGATCAAGATAAATTTCTGTGATTAAATTAATTTCATCTATTAATTGTTGAATTGCTTTTGCTGCTGATATTTTAATTATTTCTTGTAATTTTACAGCTCGTGGAATGCTTTGATGAAACTCCTTTTCTTGTTTTTCAAGATCGACGACCTTTTCCCATTGTTGCGATGCGACTAATTTATCAATTTGATTTTTTAAACTTTTAACAAGGGTTTGCGTTTCAAAAATCTGAGATTTATATAATTGAATTTTTTCTGAAAGATCAGGATTTTTTTCAATCATTTGTTCAAGATTTCTTTTCTTACACAAAGCCTCTCGTTGAACTTTTAACACATTTTCAGGGTCGACAATTTGTTTAAGAATATCACTTGCTTTTTGTTCTTTTTGCAAACTTGAATTAATTAAACATTGATAACATTCAAGATCTGTCTTGTATTCATCAGGAATATAATATCGTCTGGGTTTTGAAACCTTTAATTTTTTACATAGTTCTTGATTTGATGTAAATTTGGTGTAATATTGATAAAGAACATCTATTTCATCCAACCGAGAAGATGATATTTTTAAACATTGTTGAATATCAAATTCTTTTTTATTATCTGTTTGTACCAACGGGGGCAAAGCCCCCGTTGGCGCCATCGAGCGCAAAGCGCTCGATGGTAGCACCGCAGGTGCCGCCGCCGCAGGCGGTAGCCGCTCCGCGGCCGCCATCAGACGCGAAGCGTCTGATGGTATTATTTTAGAAAATAAAGAACCGTTTGTGTTATGTGAATAAGTGCCGTCTACCATCTTCGATGGTGAGGGTCTCGACCCTTCCGTCTTTGACGACGTGTCTAAAGGGTCTTTGACCCCACCACCAGGCGCTTCGCGGCCACCGCCGAAGGCGGAACATAAAGTGATAACTTGGTCAATTTTTGTTTGGTGTTCTTCAATATTTTTTTTAATTTGAGTTTGTTGCGTTTCTAAATGTTTAATTTCTGACATAGATGTAATCTTATATTTTAACTCATTCCCTTTTTGCAGACCTAAAAATGTTCTGTCGCCACTGGAAGAAACACTCGACACACTCACCGCCTTTGAGGAATCCAACAAAGGTTCTTCAGATTTTGTTAAACCCAGTATTTTTTCATCATGTATATTAAATAATTGTTCTCCCCATAAAATTACTTCTTTTTTACACTGAGGACAAGTTAACAATGTTTTTGCGGCGTTGATTTTTTTTTGAATTTCCGATAGATCGTTATGTAAATCCGACAGTCGTGGTAATTTTATTATTTCTTTACATGTATTAATAATACATATCAATTCGTGTTTTTCTAGGGCGATATTTTCATAAGACGTTCGTTTTGTGATTTGCACTTTATTAAAACTCTCGTCAATACGATCTCGTTCAGCACACGCATTTCGATAACATTTCCATGCTTGTTGTTCAGTAATTAATGTTTTTAATTCATTATCAACCTCATCAACAGTTGTTAAATTGCATATTACAAATACATCACCCTTAGAATCTTTACCAGCAAGGGAGGCGCCTCCACCAGTCACACCACGCTTAGAGAGAATTCCGTAATTGTTAAGTGTTAAATTAACAGAGTTTAATTCTTTTATCGTTTTTACTCTGTTTTTCTCTTGTTCTTGCGCTCGATCCAAAGAAATTTTTAAAGTATCTAATGTTTTTTGAGTTTGTAAAACACGCGTTTCTAGACATTTTATGTCCGCCGCCTCGTCTTCAGCGACCTCGTTATTATCATTAAATAGTTCGTTTTTCTGTGGGCGAGCAATGTTCATATTATCTAACACGCTTTGAATACCCTGTTTTTGACTTACAATTTTGTTTAACTGATTCTCCCGGTCTTTAACAATAGTTTTACAAATTTTGTTAATGACATCAGGATTTAAATTAATTCCAAACGCAAGATCTTGAATAAAATTTAATTTATCTAAAGGTGACATTCCTAAAAAAGTATGATCAGCTCGCTGGGATATATATCCAATAATCCCCCCTGCGGCGGGTAAAGACTTTATATCTTTATGATCATTATTGCTTCGAGTTCCAAATAAATTATCAACATAAACTTGTGCTTCTTTATCTTCAAGTATGACAATTTCTCCAGATAAAAAACTTTTTTCAACAATTAACCTATTCGGATGTTTTGTCCGAGTAATCTTAATCGAAGCCATTTTTAATTCTAAATTATTCCCAGCACATGACGAGGACCATTGGCTTGCCTCAAGCCAAGTCGAGTTTCGAAAATCACAAGGTATTAAAAGAGTGCAACTACATGTTGTCTTCCCGTAATATACAAGTTTTTTACCAATTCCCGATAACACAAATATAATTGCCATACATATTGAACTTTTACCCTGTCCTGATCGCCCAGTAATTAAAGTAACTCCAGGAGAATCAAAAACGTATGTTGCATTTAAAAATTTGCGAAAATTTTTCATTAACAGAGTCATATGCATATTGTTGAATTTTTAAAATTCAACATCTCTCGTTTTAAAAAAAAATCAATTTATTACCACCTTCAAACATGACAATAAAAATTTCAAAACCTACAGGTTTTGAAATTGAAGAATATCAAAACAATACGGTTTTGGAATTAATTGATAACGAAGAATATACCGAGTGATAATTTAAACATTTCATATTTACATCGATCAACGTTTCATCATCCGACAACAGTTTTTTGTCGGATCATTAACCAAACAACATTTTCCTGCGGGGGTATAGACATCAGCTTCGTTCATAACAGGGATATACGCCATGGGGCCTTTTGGTTTCGGCTTTTCCCATGTCTTTTGAGAAAAAGCCGTTTTTATTTTTTTCTGCTCTTCTTGTAACGGGTCCCATAAAATAGATTCAAGGCGGTTTTTAAACATTTCATTCCACTCTAAAACAAGTTCTACATGTGGTGTATATGGTTCACCTTTTGAAATCAGTTTACCAGTTAATAAACTTCCTTCAAATATATAACTGTCAACACCCTGTTTTAAGTCAACCGCTTTTGAAAGCCGGGTTAAACGATATCTCAGTTTATCAATTGTTTTAGTATATAATCGCGGATTCTGTTCAAATTTTTTTGTATATTTTTGTTGTATTCGATATTTATATTCAACAAAATAGCGAGTAATCTCGCTATGTTTAAGGGATTCCTCTAAAAGGCGCCCCTTCAAGGGTAGATTATTGAAATGATTTCTATTAAATTCTTGTTTCCCTGTTAAAACAATAAACGGGAACGCAATTTCTTGTTGGTCTAAATTCATTCCGGCTAATTCTAAAATTTGTTTTTCTTGTACTGTTGGTGTTCGAGATTTACTAAGATCGGGTGTTATTCCGAAAATTGAGTGTAGGTTTTTATAAGTAGGATCAATTAATAACATAGGAATACGGTAAAATAAAGCTTGTTTAAATAACCACAGCTGAGTTAATCGATTTTGTGAAAAATCGTTAGTAATATATATTTCTTCATCAGGCACTTGACGTCTGTCCCATTTATCCCGTAAAAACATTAAAAGTTTTCCTGTATTGTTGTTATCTGGATTTGGGCACTCTTTTTTTGAATTAAATACTGCGGTGCCTAAAACAGGGTCTTGTTTATCATACCAAATAAGAGTGCGCAAATCGGTCTGAAACAATACATGAAGAAGAGTTGGATGGTCTATAAATCGTTGTTTCAAAGCTTTTTCATTATTATGTTTTAACGCAAAAATCGTCCAATCAGTAACAATCTGTCTAAACAGTCTCGGTAATTGAACCCCTTCAAATAAGTTAATATCGACCGTCTTAATGTCAGGATCTACAGTTATACGTTGCAAATGAATAATTAGATTGTCATATACATAATGAAGCACACTGCGATATGATTTATTTTCAACAACTAAAATTTCCTCTTGAGATATTAAAAATTTTTGACGACGCATTAAAACCTGCTGTTGTTTCTCCTCATCTGTTAACGATGTATTGTCTTTGAGCAACTGCAGTTTTCGAAAGAATGGCGGCGGGGGGCGCTTCGCGCCAACAGAGGGCCTCTTTTCAAGTTCATCTTCTTCAACTTCATATTTAATAGGCATAAACGTTTTTGGAGTTTCGACAATTCTTTGCAAAATTTTATCATGAATTTGTGATTTGCTGCCCTCTAAAAAAATATTATAAAGTTTATCTTTTAATTTAACAATCGTTTCAGGACTTTCCTTTTTAAGCTGTTCCTGTTTTGCCTGTTCATAATAAACACCTTCAACATCGGGATACTCGTGTTCTAAAAGATAATCCAGGTATGTGTTAAAAAGTATGTCTTTAAATTTTACGACCTCTTTTGCAATTTCTTGGTTTGCTATTTTCGTTTTGACAAATTTGATGAGAGCGTTAACATTAATAGGCGCTCCATCAAAGGCGGAAGAGTTTAAAAACATATTCCATTCTTTATATTTTTCAGGTGCCAATTCTGTTAGTTGGATACTTGAAATAAGCGTTTTATAAGGAGTATAATCGTTTTCTAACAAAAACGCCATAGAAGGCGGAAGAGACGTCGGGGACGCAGATGTCCGAGTTAACTCTGTTTCTAACACGTTTAAAACTTGAATTAGAGTTTTACGGGATATAAAATTTTCAGAGAGTGGATCGTAAAAATAATCACTAGAATTTTTGATAGTGGTCAACACAGATGTGTAGAAATTCTGCAATTCCTGAGTGTTGGGTAATACATCTACAGCATTAACAAAATCTTTGAGATACTCTTCTGAATTATAAATTAAATCCACGTCTTGCAATTCTTTTAATTCTTTTAACAGCGTTGGATTTTGTGAAAATCTAATTTTACACCCTTTTTGTATAAATTGTTTATATAATTCAGAAATTTCTTGGTCTCGTAATCGCTGTGCCGTAGCAAAAGGTGGAGCAGCTTCTAAAGAAGTAGACATTTCTCTTCTATATTTGGGATCTGAAAACAAGTTTACATAAACATATTCTGAGACTGTTTCCCATGTTTCCTTTTCTATTTTAAACCTTGCTCGGCTTTTAGAACTTAATACACCAAAGGGGAGTGACAAAGGGTTGTAAATAAATATTTCTTCAGGAGGAGGCGGTGGCTGTTGCGGCATCGAAGGCGGTAGCCGCTTCGCGGCCGCCGACGGGGCCAAAGGCCCCGTCGGTAGCACC